GAAAATGATAATAGAGTTGTAACGTGGGAACTTGGAATACTAATTTATAGATCTCATGCAAAGTATGGAGATGATATACCAATAGAAATTATTGAAGAGTTGGATAAAGAGCATTATCAGTGGAAATAATGGGAAAGACGGGCACAAACTTATAATAATATATACGAAAAATCCGGAGTACATGTAAAATATAAACTTACTAAACTTTATATAGCACATTGGCACAGTCTAAGACAGTTGGAATCTATAGTAACTAGAATACCCGTAGACATTACATTAGGATATGGAACCTCTTATCCTGACACTTGTGGTGTTGCGGATGTAACCACGTATTTCAGAGAAGGTAAACCTCCCACATCTATGAGTCGATGCACTTATTATACAGACTTGCATGAACTTGGACACTCAGTGGGATTGGCTCATGGCCCTGAAAATCAATACAATGAAGCAGTTGGATACATTTTTCCTGAGTTTGGACACGGCTACAATGACATATGTGGACAGTATGACGACTTAATGTCTTATGGCTATGATGGAAAGTTTCATTCAAATTCTACTCTATTTTGTGATGAGATTTTTGGAGATTGGTATGAAGGAATATGGGCAGGTGGAAGAGAGTACTCAGACACTGGTTACGCTTTAAATAGAGTTCGTTACAATGTATCTCTCATTCATGACGAAAATAAATATGTAGAAAAAGATGCGAGACTTAAACCTGTTATGTCTCGTGCACGAAGAATAGGAATAGAAGTAATAGATTGAGGTATCTATGAAAAGCTATATAGTTATGTTTAAGCGATCCGGGCATAATACCTATACTCGGTTCAATGAGTTTGATAATGCAATAAACTTTGCAGAGCATATGGCAAAGAGACACAACTCGAATGTTGAAGTACGAAACTACGATACTGAAGAGCTTATATATGCAGTAGATGCTAAAACAGATCTTGACAACAAACTTCGAATTTAGTATAATATAAGAAATTTTCGGAGTAACCATGAATTTATTTTACCTTGACGATGATCTCGACAAGTGTGCGGAAGCTCATGTCGATAAACATATTGTAAAAATGCCCTTGGAAGTAGCTCAGATATGTTGCACTTGTATCTGGATTGATCTAGTCCTGGGCTTTGTTCCTCGCGCTCTTACCAAAGAAGAAACGGCAATTCTGAATGAAGCGAAAGCTCCAGAGAAGCCCCTCAAACCAGAAGAGCGTACAGTTACTCCTTATCTACCGATGATGTATAATCATCCTTGCACTATTTGGGCACGTAGTTCACTAGATAACTATGAGTGGACTCACTGCTACGGCAACGCTCTGGGAGAAGAATATCGTTACCGATATGGAAAACAACACAAATCAGTCACAGTCATTAATGAGCTACCCGATCCTATCAAGATGGAAAGACTTGGATTTACCACTTTCGGACTGGCAATGCCAGACGTGCTCAAAGACTATGACAATCCTATACAGTCTTATCGTGACTACTATCATCTCGATAAGGCTACTTTCGCCAGTTGGACTGGGAGATCTGCCCCCGCATGGTGGGATGATTCTCTCGCAGATTACGAGACAAGGATCACGAGAAAATAAATGAAAAAAAGAAAAAGTTATAATCACCTTAAGCTTGTAGCTTCTTGCTCTGGTCTATCAAAAGTAGACGACCAATATTTAGAGTTGGAAAAGCAGCAGGAGGAGATTGAAGAGCAAGCAAGATTAATTGCTGAGATGTATGGAGAACCAGACGAAGAATGAAAAAACTAGGCTTTTGGGTGTATGACACCTACAATTTCTTTTTTAGTCTTAAAGCAAACCCTTTAAGATTTATACCAAGTCCCTATACACAATTTTTACTGATGTTTTATCTATCAGTTATGTGGACTGTGGTATTTACGCTTTGGACTGGATACAGTATTTATTTTGGTATTGGAAGTGTCGGAGGGCATTTATTAGTAATTAGTGCCTTTTTTATTACCGCCATTACTTTTCAGGACGCAGAAAAGAATGGGCACCTTTGGGTACAACGAACCAAGGCTCTGGAAATTGGAAATGTACCAGAAGTTAATTGAATTAATTAAGTCAAGATTTAGAATCGAGACAGAGATTATAGATTCAGAGGAAGAATTGAGTTTAGTAGTTATAAACATATTTAATAACGAAGTTATTTACAAACATAAACAAGATTTAATTCCTTTATTTTGGGCTTTTAAGAAACGATTGGAGGATGAAGATGCATGACGCACTCATGGAACATTGGAATACTCGAGATACCTGTCCCAACTGTGGTGAGATTTTAGAGGGAGATGGATATAGTAACGGAAACCCTGTGAGATGCCCGAATGCTTTAGAAGAGGACTGGTGGTATAGCGAACCAGACAGCGGGCCGTGGTACTGTAACTACGACCCTGATGAGTAATTATGACAGATAATGTAAACAAACCGCCGCACTACACTGCACATCCAAGCGGTGTAGAGTGTATACAAATAACAGAACACATGAACTTCTGCCTGGGTAATGCTCTCAAGTATATATGGAGGGCAGGACTTAAACAGAATGAAGTAGAAGATCTGAAAAAAGCAGTATGGTATCTAAACCGAGAAATTGAAAGGATAGAAAATAATGGTAAAAAGAAAAGAACACGAAAATCTATCTACCGAGAATATCCAGAAAGTGATAACCCTCTTGAATGCGCAGGATGGGGAACGCCCGATAACGAAAAAGGAAGCATGTTCAATACTGAACATTTCGTACAATACGGCGAGACTATCTAAAATAATTGAAGACTTTAATGAGAGAGCAGCTTATGTACAATTACGAAAATCTCAAAATCGAGGTAAGTCAGCAACCGACATGGAAGTCGCAGACGTCATTCGAGATTACTTATCAGGGGATTCAATTGCAGCAATCGCAAAATCTTTATACCGCTCCTCCGGGTTCGTTAAAGCAATTGTGGAAAGAGTCGGAATCCCTAGTCGAGGAGTATCTAAAGAAGAACGGTCTTTTGTAGGCTATCTACCAGAAGAGTGTGTAGCTGAAGAGTTCGCTCCAGGAGATGTTGTTTGGTCAGCAAGACATCATGCCCCAGCAGAAATAGAATATGAAATATCAGTAGACTATCAAGCGGAAAGAGCCGGATTTAAAGATGTAAACTATGAAAATAAGTATGGCGCTAAATGCTACTCAATCTGGGTAAAAGAGCCTTTCGATAGTGATAAAGAGTTTTGGATCGGGGGTATTGAAACAGGAGGATTTAAAGCTGTATCGCTTGCATATGATCTCGGCGCTTTACATCACTTAAAAAAATATGGAGTTGACCTCTCACATTTATAAAAATAGTTCTTGACAACTTCCTTATATTGAAGTATAATATAATTTCAAAAGTGAGGGAACCTATGGGCGACCGATTTTATCAGCAACAACTTAATCGTCTGGGCGTTTGTCCGGGCTCAACTAACAAGAGGAAAAGAAGAATGGCATGGGATGACGACAAGAAAGCTCAAGCAGTAGCAATGTATGAAGAGCAAGAGCCTACCCCTGAAACCAGTATGGAAATTGTCAAAGCAATTGCAGAAGAGCTTGAAGAGTCACCTAACGGTGTTCGCATGATATTGACCAAGGCTGGCGTATATGTAAAGAAAACCCCCGCTACTGGTGGAGCGAAGCCCACAGGTGGTTCTAGCGGTGGTAGAGTTTCTAAAGCAGCCGCACAAGAAGCCCTTATTGCTGCATTATCAGATGCTGGCCAAGAAGTTGACGAAGATGTAATATCAAAGTTGACAGGTAAAGCTGCTCAATATTTTGCGGGAGTTCTTGGTAACGTAACCGCTAACTAAATAGAATTTAGATTCAACCACTTCCTTTCGGGGAAGTGGTTTTCTGCTATCTAAAGAAAGAACCTTAGAGTTCAGCAAAGTAAAAAATTTTACTGACCTGCTACCTAAGGAGTAGATGTGAAAAAAGAAGAACTAGCAGACATTGTAAATGAGTATGGTGACGCAATTATTACTTATAGGAGTGAAAACTCAAACAAACTAAAGTATAATGTGTGTACCCTGGATTTTTCCACACCATACATACAAAATAAGAAAAATAGAGCGAAAGAATCTCCAGAAACCTTACTATTATTTTGTTGGGATACGGACTCTTATCGCTTACTAAAACCTGCAAATGTTACTAGTATAGTACCACTAGCCGCTGTTTTACAAAACGAGAACTAGTTATGGAACTATATCAGGCACCCGAAACCTATGAAAGAGTTATACACTATGACGAAGACAAAGAGATTCAAGTCAGATTAATAGTAAGTTCTTTTAGGGGGGTAGAATACTTGCATCTTCGTAAGTATTATTTGGATTTTAATGAAGAGTGGAAACCTACACCGGAAGGCGTAGCAATGCCCCTAGACTTTAATAACTCTAGGGAATTATTTGTAGGTTTAACTGAGATACTATCTTTAGCTGAAAGTAAAGAAATTATAGAAGAACAGTTCCAGGACTTAATTAATAACCTTTACTTAAAATAATTCTTGACAATTACCTAAAACTTTAGTATAATATCTTTTCAAATTTGGGAGATACTATGCGTGACTTTATCGAAAAAGCAAGTTTGTGCTACTACTCTGGTGCTCCGATTATTTCGGATGCTGAGTTTGACAGCCTTGTTGCGAAGTATTCTTACGATCAAGTAGGCCACACTGTTACTGACGGTGTGCCTCACTTGTACCGTATGTATTCACTTCAAAAATACTTCGATATATCTGACGCCGGAAATATAACCGACTACGTTAAAACTCCTAAATTAGATGGAGCAGCTGTTTCTTTACTTTATGTAAATAAGCACTTAGCTCTGGCTTTGACTCGAGGGGACGGCAATCTTGGCCGAGAGATTACCGACAAACTCGCTTTACTTGTTCCTAATACTATTTCCCTTCGTGGAGAGGTATTTATTACTGGTGAGGTTGTTTGCCCTTCGACTGTTCCTAATGCTCGTAATGTCGCAGCGGGGTCACTAAACCTCAAAGATCCCGCAGAGTTTGCAGCTCGCGCTGAAAACCTTGCCTTTGTTGCTTATGACATCCAAAAGACTGGTCTTGACTATGACCAGTATACAACGGCATTAACTGCATTGGCCCATCAAGGCTTTAATGCTATTAACAGCTTCGACGCTACTAATTATCCTACGGATGGTTGGGTATATCGTGTTAATAGTAACAAAACCTTTACTAAGATGGGACATACAGCTCACCACCCTCGCGGCGCTTTCGCTCTTAAAGAGCAGAAGGAGGGGGTGCATACAGAATTACTCGATGTTGTGTGGCAAGTTGGTAAATCAGGCGTAGTCAGCCCGGTTGCTATACTTAGTCCTGTCGAAGTGGAAGGCGCTCTTGTGGGTCGGGCAACTCTACACAATATCGAGTACATTCGCAGCCTGGAGCTAGAAATTGGCTGTACCGTAGAAGTTATTCGCAGTGGAGAAATTATTCCACGAATCGTCCGTCGAGTAGACCAAAAGAAAAATAATTCTTGACATTTACCTCAACTTTTCGTATAATATACTCTACTTTTTCGGAGAATCAAAATGCTGCGTGAGATTATGCCACCAACGGATTGCCCGTCTTGTGGAGGTAGTCTTGAGTGGTTAAATCAGCTTCTTTATTGTAAGAGCACTCAATGTGGTGCTCAGAAGCGAAAGAAGATAGAGCATTTTGCTAAAAATCTGAAAATTAAGGGCTTAGGCCCGTCAGCAATTGAAAAGCTGGGTATTCAGGACTTTGATGAAGTATATGCTATTTCTTTAGAGTATATGACAGAAGTTCTAAATTCTGAAAAAATTGCACTCAAGTTGAAAAGTGAGATAGACAATTCAAAGTCTGCCCCACTTGACTTAGTGCTGCCTGCTTTTGGTATTCCATTAATCGGAAAAACGGCAACGAAAAAGCTGTCTGAGACTGTTAAAAATATTACTGAAATAAATACAGACACTTGTAAGCGTGCCGGATTAGGCCCAAAAGCTACTGAAAATTTGTTAGACTGGTTAAAGAAAGAGTGGTATAGTTTTTATGATGGGTGTCTTCCTTTTGATATGAAGTTTGCACCTGTTGGCCCTTCGCTATCCTTAATCGATAGAGGGGTTGTTTGCATAACCGGAAAGCTTAAAAGTTTTAAGACTAAGGCCGAAGCAAGCACAGCACTCGTTAATCTTGGCTATACAGTAAAGTCAAGTCTAACAAAAGATGTAACAATTCTTGTAAATGAGAGTGGTATAGAATCCGCAAAAACTAAACAGGCCAGAGACTCTGGCGTAAATATTGTAACTAATCTAAGTGAATTTCTAGGAGAACACTAATATGGCACTTCCTAAGTGGACTGATGAGCGCACTGCTCAACTGACAGCTTTCGTAGGTAGCGAAAGCCCTGTATCCCAAGACACTGTTGCAGAAGCAGCAGATGACCTCGAAACTTCTACTCGTTCCGTTTCTAGCAAGCTGCGAAAAATGGGTTACGAAGTAGAACTTGCTTCTTCTCGATCAAATCGTGCTTTCAGCGCGGATCAAGAAGCAACTCTTGCTGCTTTTGTCTCTGACAACAGCGGTGAGTATACCTATGCTCAAATTGCTGAGCATTTTGAAGGCGGAGCTTTCTCCGCTAAGTCTATCCAAGGCAAGATTTTGTCTATGGAACTGACCGATCATGTAAAACCTGCTCCTAAGGTTGAGACTGTTCGTACCTACTCTCCCGATGAGGAAGTAACTTTTATCAATATGGTAAATGATGGTGCGTTTGTTGAAGCTATTGCAGAAGCTCTTGATCGTTCTGTAAACTCTGTACGTGGTAAGGCTCTTAGCCTTCTTCGTTCGGGTGAAATCGACGCTATTCCTCGACAAGAGCACACCAAGGGCGGAGCTAAGGAAGATCCTTTGGCAGACCTCGGTGATGTGTCTGGAATGACTGTAGAAGAAATCGCAGAGGCAATCGGTAAGACTGCTCGCGGTGTCAAGACTATGCTAACTCGTCGTGGCCTTTCAGCCGCTGACTATGATGGCGCTTCAAAGAAAGAAAAGGCTGCTGGTTAAGTAGATTTTCTTTATAGCAACCGTGGCGGGTGCGTTACGGTTGCTTTTTTTGTACTCGGGGAATTTAATTGAATATTGCTTCTGCATTAATCAAACAGATTATTGTGCTTCAGGATGGAGACACCTGGAGTTACTTGCGTAAGCATTATTTACCCAACGAGTACCACACCATCTTTAGTATTATTGATGGACACTCCCAGAAGTATCATACTGTTCCTACATTTGAGGATTTAAAGTTTGAGATTCGGGATAGTGCTACGCAAGAAAAAATTCTTGCTATAGAAGCACTGGAAGTTGAAGCAGACCCTTCTATGCTGCTTCAATACCTAAAGAATGAGTATACTCAAAAAGAGATATTGTACTCACTCGAAAAATATATTGACCATTCTATATCTTTTGAAGATGCAGAAGAGTCAGTATCTCATCTACATCAGATCGTTCTAGATATAGAAGATAAAGTGGAACTAGAGCGGCCCCAGGAAAGTATGCAACGTATTTCCCTGTTCCCTGCTGAAGATGAGTTGGAAAAGTACCTGCCCCTCGGCATGAACTCCGCATTCGACGAAGAGTTTAAGTTTTCTCCCCGAGACTTAATTCTTGTCGGGGGTCGACGCGGGGCAGGGAAATCCATTACTTGCTGTAACATTGCAAATACAGTGTATGAAAGTGGAAAATCTGCTATCTATTTCACAATCGAGATGGATAGTCGTGAGATTCTACAAAGATGCTGTTCCATTGCTACTGGAGTTCCTCACGAGCGTATTCGCAAACGTAATCTCAGTGTTACGGAGTGGGGGCTTGTCTCAGCTTGGTGGGCAAATCGTTTTGTCAACCCAGAAGAAAAATTGAAAGAGTATCAAGATCATCAAGACTTTGATCGCCTACACTACGATCTAAAGACTAACTGTGAGCTTCTCCCGACTCAGCAGTTGGATGTTGTCTATGATGCTTCTCTTACACTTTCAAAGATTCGGGCAGAGCTGGACAAGAAAGTAAAAAGTGCAATGGATGTTGGTGTAATCATTGTTGATTATATCAATCAAGTCAAGCGTTCTAATCTTCCGTCACGCGCAGGTCAGTATGACTGGACTGAGCAGATAGAAGTAAGTAAAGCACTGAAATCAATGGCCCAGGAGTATGAAGTGCCGATCTACAGCCCTTATCAAATAGATGCTACCGGAGAAGCTCGCTTCGCCAAAGGTATTCTCGATGCAGCGGATGCAGCTTTCACGATTGATACGTGGAATACTGAAGATGCTATTATGACATTTAACTGTACTAAGATGAGAAGTGGTAAAATGGGAACATTCACCTCTACTATGGATTGGGAAACTCTAAAAATTGGCCCTGAATCGGCACTCACACCAGATGAAAAAGAAGAAAATCAGCACAAGACTGGTGAAGAAATAAACGACATCTAAAAATAGTTCTTGACACTCCTGCTGATTTTTGATATAATATATCTTCTATTGGCAGGAGTTTTTTTATGGGGATGGTTTATGGATCTATTCGGCATACAACATCAGGACGAAGAAAGAGCACAAAAAGTGTTCGACGCACGAAAAGAGTGTTTTCAACGGTATCCACAAACACTACGCAGTCTTACAGACGACCCACCCCAAAGTACCCAAGCGATTCCGGCACAGCTGGAGTTGCCGCTAGAGTGGAACCGCCACGTTACACCGGAACCCTTGTTAAAGGTATCGGAACCATGCACAAATCAAATGCAATCCCAATTATCGACGAGCAACAAATGAAAGATTTAGCGAGTATGAGACGATGAGTATAGCACCTAGAGTAGAAGTAAAGGTTGGCCCTTACTTTGATATTCTCGAAGTGGCAATGGCAGAGGAGAATATTGACTTAGCAAAGACTATGCTTGCACGTATATCTGTTTATTTTCATCTTTTAGATGATGAACATAAAGATTACTACCAAGGCTGTCAGTACGCTATCGAAGAGAATTTAGTACATACTTTTGCAGAAGGGTACGATGATGAGTATGAATATGACGAACCCACCGAGTATGATGAGTGGCAATCTTTTGATTCGGACTGCTAAGTGAACGTAGAAGAATTATTATATTCTAAACAGGTTCCTTTCTTGCCCAAAGGCAAAGACTATGTAGTATCGTGTCTTAGCCCTGAGCATGATGATAGTAACCCAAGTATGCGAGTCGATCAAATCACTGGCATATTTCATTGCTTCTCTTGTGGCTACAAGGGAAATCTTTTTGTGCATTTTGGAGAAAAGGCAAGTTTTCTACACTTACGCAGAGAACTTATTAAGAAAAAAATTCGTGAGAAGAGAGCTGAAAGTGTGGGCTTGCCTTTTCCCCCAAGTGCATTACCTTACGTTGGAAACTGGAGAGGAATCAAACCAGATACTTACCGTAAGTTTGAAGCGTTTCAAGACCATGAGCATTTTATTGGTCGAGTTGTGTTTCCTATTCGTGACATATCAGGAAAGATTGTAGCTTTCAATGCAAGGCACATGACTGGAGGTACTCCTAAGTATCTTATCAATCCGCCTGGGGCACGAATGCCGCTGTATCCTTCGAAGGTAGTCCCGATACAGGGCAGTGTTATTCTTGTAGAAGGAATCTATGATATGATAAATCTGCATGATAAAGGCTTAACAAATGCAGTATGTTGTTTTGGTACAAGAAATATTAATGAAGATAAATTGTCTATCTTTCGGTTACAAGGAGTAGAACATGCTGTAGTATTCTTTGACGGCGATGAAGCGGGACAGAAAGCAGCAGCAAATGTAAAGCAAATGTGTGAGAATGTAGATCTTATGACAAGAAATATTAATATACCAGACAACGACCCAGGAGGTCTATCAGAAAATCAAGTACAAAAATTGAAACAAAAACTTTACTCATAGGAGTATTTATATGACGAGCCCTAAGGTCGCTCTAATAGAGACCAAACCAAGTAGAACAGATTTTAGTTATGAGTTCGGAGGTGCATTTGATTTTGACCAATTTCAACTGTGCTCGGACCCTAACATTAAAAAAGTATTAAAGAGAGATTGTGATATACAGATTGATACTGATCTGTATGATTGGATTATTCTTGTAGGGTCAGATTCCCTCAAGTATTTTACCAAAATTAACTCTGTTACAGAATATTCCGGTAAGAAAGTTGAAGGTAAATTCTTACCAGTTATTAATCCTGCAATGCTTGCCTTTAAACCCGAAGCAAGAAATACGTGGGAGTCCTCGAAGGACAGTATCATCTCTTATATTCGAGGGGAAGTAGAAGAAATTATTATAGACAATAGTATTGCT